TAACCCCTTTAATAACCTAAGCGGTTTAACTTTGCCTATAGCGGTACCTACAGGTTTTAAAATCTTATCCTTTGCAAATTTTAATGCCTTACCTCCAGCTTTTTTAGCACCGGATGCGATCTTACCTCCAGCTTTTTTAGCGCCGGATGCGATCTTAGAGAAGAACCCCGACTTCTTAGGGATACTACCACCAGCAGCTGCTCCTCCTTTAGTAGCTGCAGCTGCAGCTTTACCTAAATCATCAACTTGACTACTAAAAGGATTAATTTTACCAACTACATTTTTCAGACCTTTAACTGTATCATCGACAAATGACCCTACCTTGTTACTAATATTATCCAATGACTGCTTTATATCAATACCAGCTATATCATCAACAAAAGTAGTTGCCTTTTCACCAATTTTTTTCAGCGCTTTTACAGAATCATCAGCAAAAGTACCTATTTTTTTACCAATATCATCAGCAAAAGTACCTATTTTTTTACCAATATCATCAGCAAAAGTACCTATTTTTTTACCAATATTATCAACCAGTCCTTTTGCTTTACTAGCAAATTTGGTTACTGTTTTTACTGCAGATTGAAAGCCTTGGATAAGACCGGTAAACCCTTCACCGTCAAATAAAAACTTCAATGCTAGAGCTGCAGCTCCCGCTAGACCTAACAATTTTAAAAGATTGTTATTATTATTTTTCTCCTTTTCGGTTTTTGCTCTTTCCGCATCAGCATCACCTCCAATTCTAGTTAAATCCTTTTCAGCCTTCGGGCCAAAATCGGTTATAATTACGGGTTCAGCTTTTTTTACAACCTTACGAGGTACATTAGATGCTTTTTGAGCTACCGTACCTTTACCACTCTCTAAAGCCTTAAGCCTCGTAGCGGTATCCGCTGAAACTTTAGTTAATATAGAGATTGCTTCTGCAATAGTTGTATCTGCCATGTATATATTTATACCCTAAAGCTAGGATATAAATATATCAGGTGTAAGATCAAGTATATTACTATCTACTGTATTTTTTGCGTATGTCTCTTCTAATTCGCGAACTCTATTTATGTAATCAAAAACTGGCTTAAGAGTCATAATATCTATCTCTCTAAGAAGATTTAAACTTTTTATATCCTTTTTAATTATCTGTGAATGATTCCCGATCGAGATCTTATCGATAAATTTTAACGCTTCAAATATATAAACATCACTTAATAATTTTTTATTTTGTGAATTTGAAGTTTTATATTTACGTAAAAGTAGATTATTAACAATATTATCAGTCTCAAGAGATGGAACTGAAACCTCAATAGATATATCTCCAGAAGCTAACATGTCATCTTGTATGAGGTACTCTAAAGTTTGATTTCTCTTCAATATTTCCGGTAAGTCGAACTTTACGTCATCTACAACTACTTCGCGGTCTAAATAGCTCTTTAAAGCAATAATAAAGTTAACTCTATCGATAGTATTAAAGATAGGCTGATACTCAACTACGTTATTTTTAATAATATTGAAGGTTATTGAATTAAATTCAAGTAAAGCTAAAATGGGGTTATTAGCAATTTCGAAATCACCGGAAACAGTTTCAATAATTTTTGACTGCTGAGCGAGAGTAATCGGATTGAGAGTAACAGTGCTACCTATAGAAGGTACAAACACTTGTATGTTCTTTTTAGATTTCTTAATCTCTTCAATTAAACTGGTGATTTCAGACATAAAAATATTTACTCAATTGATCTAGAATTGCTACTATTCTGTTTTTCTTCTTTTTCCTTCATAAGCATATTAATTTTAATTTTAAGCTCGGGGTATGTATAATATTGCAAGTCATTACCTTTTAAATTGAGATGACGTAGTATTTGATACTCAAAAGAATACAAGTCCATAAGATCACTAGTAATAATATTTTTTAAAAAGTATAATATATTTGTATCGTATATGTTAATATCAACTATATCGTTTAATATACTAATCTTATTTTGCTCTCTAATTCTTTCTACCTCACTAGCAAGTTTTATTATAGATAAGTCTAATGTATTAAGAATTTGTAATTTTTCATCTAAGGTAGCATTGCTAATATCTCTACCCTTATAGCTGTAAAGATAATCTGCTGCAGCATGTTGAATGCTTGAATGCATAAAAAAGCATGGAGTCTTAAAATCACAGTCACCAAAAGTAAATTCTGCTTCTTCAATTAAATTTAATAGCTGACTTGATAAATCAAAAGTGACACGTCTCTCATCTAAATTTAAAATAAGCTCTTTACCAAGTATAGAATTTCTAATATTTACTAAACATTCAAATTTTTCTATTATGTTTAGACTAAAACTTGCTTCGATTCTTGCTAATATGGTTTCAAAGCATTTATCAATATCATAAATATCATCAGAGATAAGCATTTTACATATATTTTTATACTCGTAAAAAGAAAACTCCTTAAAGTAAACAGTACCTCTAATTAAATTAATAGGTATTTTGCTCTCTATCATTAAAATAATTTATCAATTAGATCAGGTAAAGGCAAGTATAGGTTGTCACTGACCGTATAATGACTGTAATTCCATTGCGTGGTGTCTGTCTGCACAGATTCAGCATCATATGTTAAGTTTCTACTACCAACACTAAATGGTACACAGTTGTAGAAATTCCACACCTTACGAGGTATTTGAGATACACCTTGATATGATCTCGTATACTGTACTACAGTAATATTTGATTTAGGGCTAAGTTCGGGTTTATTATTTGTATCCCTAGCTACCATCCCGGCGTGTCCTCCTAATATAACCCACGGTCTAATAACGGAATCAATAAAAGAAGAGTTAGTCTCTCTAAACTGTAATGTCAACGGGCTAAATTCAGATCTATTGCCAGATATTCTTCCAGGTATAAATCCTCTATTGTTTGTAATTGACGCTACCGGTGACTGTATGGTATCATCAGGTATATCCGCGCCTTGAGCGAATATACAGCCAACAATGCCCTGCGCAGGGTAAGACGTTAAGAAGGCTTTAGCTCTATCTATATCAAATCCTTTCTTATCACCTTGAACTGGTTCTAAAGCCTGTAAAATATCTGTATTCAAACCTACAGGAAAGGAATCGAACAATACAACCCACTGCGTTCTTAGTGGTAAAGCCCCGACCCACGTCTCCATAGATCTAATAAAATTATTTCTAAAGCTTACTAACGGCACCCCGGGTATATTTGTACCAAAAAGATTTACATTTGGTTGCGCTAATGTACCGCCTAACGCACCTTGCGTAAGGTTTGAAACTCCCTGTAATGCATTATTTGCTGCGTTTAATATACCCATATATAATATTTAAGCAAAAAAAAGCCGTATCAAACGATACGGCCTTTTAGTAAATTAATTAAATTTATGCTGTTTTTCTGTAATAGTGGTAAGCAACAGTTACTGTAAACGTCTGCACTTCACCAGTTGCTGTAACATCATACGATAAATCACCGACGCTTCTGATACTACAACCAACTAACTGGTATTGAGAAACTCTATTCAATTCTTTATCTAACTGTACTAAGTCAATAACAGAGCTAGCTTTTGGAGTGAAGTAGTTACCTGTTGAATCCTCATCGTTAAATGTATCATTAATTACTTGCTGGAATTTATCATATAGATTATATGATTCATCAGCTCTAAAAGTTAGCGAATATCCCTCTGAACCATTATATTTAACGGTGCCAGGTACATGAAAGTCTAGTCCCATGTAAGGAATTGTAACATCTTGAATAGTTTTACCAGGTAGAGTCGCTGTTGTTACATAAACTAAATCTTCTTCACCGATAGATACATCACTGCCATCTCCAAAGTCAATGTTTAACACTCTAAACAGATTATTTCTCGCGAAGTCTTTTGCTTGAGCCTGGGTATAAAAATCCTGTATCGTTTGCTTGACATCAGCCATTTGGTACCTCCTGGTTTGTGTTCATAGTATTCATTATAATAATATTTATTCAAACACCTTAAAATTTATATGAATAAATTAACAAAATATAACAAACAATCCGAGACTTTTAGAATAAATAATTATATGCAAAACATGATACAAGAAGCATACCTAGAATTACCAGGAATTTATAAGATAACAGATATATCAACTGGAAAGTTCTATATTGGCTCAGCTAAAAACTTTAAACACAGATTTACAACTCACCTATCTAACTTAAAGTATAACAATCACCATAACAGACAACTACAGTTTATCTTCAATAAAAGAGCTGACCAGCTGCAATTTACAGTTATAGAGAGGATTAATGATATCACAGCACTGTCATGTATTGAGCAGACGCACCTAGATAAAGCCTTTCATGAAGAATTGTGCATCAATAGCTCTCCCGTCGCAGATAGACCACCATCATATAATGAGATGAATACAGAGCAACAGCGTCGCGCTGTTAAAAAAGCCAACCAAACGAAACTCTCAAAGTATGGGCAGACAGGTGTCATCTGTACAGCTGAATCTATAAAAAAATCTGCTAATACTCGACGTGGGGTCAAACGATCCCCCGAAATAGCTAAGAAGATGATTGAAACAAAGAAAAAAAACGGAACCTTAAACGTACCGCATTCAAAATTACAAGGTAGAAAAAGACCTAACCATTCGAAACGAATGAAGGAAGTATACAGAGAAGGTAGGTTGATTGGATTGGAAAGAGATCAGGGAGGGTCAAATAACGGTAACTGTAAAGGTACTGTTACAATGAAATGTATTGATACTGGCGAGATAAAATCGTTATATAGATTTAAGTGGAATGAATGTTACGGTATCAACGGACCTAAAATGTCACGTATCACTAACCAAAAGCAGAAACATGTTAAAGATAAGAACAAAAATAGCTGGCAATTAATCTAAAAAAAGCCGGTCTTTTCAGACCGGCTTAATTTGTTAAGGGTTAATATTATCCGATGATTTCGTTAAAATCTGTACCGGTTCTTGTTGCGTAGAAATTAACAAGAATGAACTCAGCAGCTCTTACTGGCTTCAGATAGATGTCAACCACAAGCTCATTTTGATCAATGATATCTGGGGTATTATTTCTCTCATCGCAAACGATCAAGTAATCATAAACACCTTCCGTATTCTTTGCATTCTCAAAGATAGGAGTTAGTGTGTTAATGATACGAGTTCTCGTAAGGAGCGTGTTAGGTTCAAATATGAAATACTTCATAGTTGTACGTGTTGACTTCTCTAAGTTTAAGAACAGACGACGAACATTAATTCTATCAAACGCAGTTGGCGCTGATTGCAATGTCTTCTGACCGAAGGTAACAAAACCTTCTCCTGGGAAGAACGCAACAGGGTTAACAGAAATCTTATATAACTGATCTCTTTGCTTCTGTTTCGGGTAGAGGCATATGTCATTAACACTACCTACTCTTCCTCGTGTGAAACCAGCTGGTGCGAACCAAGGTTGGAAGTTACTATCAGTATTAGCCATTATCTCAGCAGCAGTACCAGAGAATGGTACCCATGTCTGATCATCTAACACCGCATCATAAACTTTAGTCCAAGCAGCATACGTTGTTGAGTAGCTAGAATTCAAGATAGACGTGAATGCTTGGATAGGCTTATTGATATTTAACGAGAAGTTCTTATTAGGATCTTGTAATGTCTTGAAGTTTGCACCCTCTAAGAAGATCGGTCTAGGAAGGTCAGCAATAAACAAGTGATCTTTTCTCTTCTTCTCTGCGAAGTCGTTAAATCTATTGTAGATTGTCTTCCAGTTATCTCTATAAGTTTGAGCATCTTGATCGATCAATGTAATATCAGATTTAGCAAAACCAGACATTGGTACATTAGTTAGATCATCATAGTACTTACCATCACCGTTAGCTTCTCTACCAGCATTAATTGTACCTAAACCAGCTTCAATTGTAATATCGATATCAAAGATATCTGGATTTTCAACAGTATCAAGTAATCTATCAAGCTTTTGCGGAATAGAACCAAGATCCTTCTGAGTTGACTGTAGATTTGCATTAGTATATGCACCTACTGTGAATAAGCTATCTGCAACGCCTAGCGTTTCTGCTGTATCAATAAGAGCTGCTGAAATAAAAGGCGCAGCGGTTTCATAACCAGTAGCTACATAGCCAGATGAAAGTATAGGCCAATTTGCTTCTCCGAGAGGAGCTGTAC